TCAACATCACCTGTAGTGGGATTATATGAAACATCAGTAGGACTAATAGCAGATCCATTCCAACTACCGTCTCTTAAAGAATTACCTTCAAGAGTAACAGTTTCATGCTCATACTCACCACCACTAATAAGTCCATATGGAGTAGCACCTACAAAGGTATGATTATAAGCACCACCAGATTGAATTGGATGTGATACTAGACCAGGTGTTGTTGGAATACCTGCAATAGTACATTCTTCTCTGAATGTATATCCAAATCCTATATTACCAAGATTAAATTTATCTAACTGTTTAGCATCATTGATGGTAACTGATACAGATGCACCTATACCTGCATTTGAACTTATGAGTTGTAGATCATCATAAGGAACTGGGGAATCAAACTCACATGTAATTGGTTTTGATAGTTTACCACCACGTTTGTAGTAATGTCTTTCTGTTGTAGTACCAACTTGACATGTGAATGTATCATTATCAATAACTCTAATAACATTAGTCTTAGATCCAGCATAGTCACCACCTCTAGGTGCAAATAGAACTCCCTGTACAAAACCACCTGAATGGTAACTGTGTGCCTCTATAGTAGACTGACCTACCTGAACCTTAAATTGTGTAGGTGAAAGTATTTCTAGTACTGGAGTACCATTATAGTATGGGTCAGTACTTCTTGGGTAAGAGTCTGATCCACCTGATACTGTATATGCACAAGTAAGTCTTATATCATCAAATACAACATCTTTACCTAGACTAAATCCATGATCCGAAGATGTAGTAACAGTCATAATACCACTGCCACCATCATAGTCTGCATTGGTAATTGTTCTACCTGGACTGTAATAGCATGTTAAGGATATACCTGCAAGACTAATAGTATTACCTTGTTTCAGTTCATGACCTACAGCAGTTATAGTAGCAATACCACTTGTATGGTCATAATCAAAATCTGATATATCCCTTGCTGTATAGAACCCTTGTCCACCTTCATTTAACCAAGTCTGATCTATATGACCGTCTGCAACATCAAAAGTACCACCAGCAGAAACAGTAGATCCAGCACCTGCTACCCTAAACTCATATGTTGTAGGACCGTTTATATAACCACTACCATCATACTTAACCCAAACATTACTTATAGTACCAGCAGCAGATACTGTAGCAGTACCAATAGCAGTATATTGTGGTTGGTATCCAAATCCCTGACTATTACCTAGAGTAACAATCAATCCTCTTCTAGGTAGATTATTAGCATTAACATCATCTAAACTATATCTTTCTACTGGGTCTTTACTATTACCAGTATATTCAATAGATGTAATACCAGTTACAGGACCGCCAATAAACTCATAGTCTGTATCAGGTTTTTGGAATATGTTATTAACTAGCAATACACCATAATCACTTGTTATACCAACAGTATTAACACCAGCACTTGTTAAAGTAAATGTCTTACCTATACCAGTAAACTCTTGGGATAAATCATCCATGACGATGTTTCCAGTATAGTCAGATCTAATGAATGATCTACCTTGGAATGATGATCCATTTACTACATCAATCAACCTAATAGTATGTGTGCCAATACCAGGACTGGTCATGGTGATAGCAATACCTGCTAATGCATCATCACGTGTTTCTGCCCATGAGTAACTATTTTGCTGGTTTCTAATTAAGAAATAATCGTCATTAGCAACTAATGGTTCTGGTGGATCTAAAGTTTCCAACCTTACAGAAGATCCTGTTTCTAATAGATCAGTTAATACAACAAAACTATTACTTGCTACATCAACTACTTCTGATGATATACCAGCACTAAATTTAATACCACCAAAAGGAACATCAGCAAAAGTAAGTATATCATCTACAATATTATAATCACCCAATACTAACTCTACAGTAGAACCAGCAGCATGTGGTTCATTTCTTGTTCCCATCCAACCACGATCACATAATAAATCGTTAGTATTACCTTGGAACCCTACAACTAAAATCCTTAAAACTTCATCATCAATCTTTATAAGATCATAGTTTTTAAATAACTGTGCATTTTCAACAGTGATAATTCTATTGTTTACACCAGTTAAAACAGTATTATATCCAGGTCTTTGATATAGTGGAGACTGGATCATATTATCCAGTGCAATTATACACTTACTATTCTGCTTCTCTGCTGTAAATGAATGAGAAGTACCAGCACCTACAGTTATAATATTAATTGGTGATCCTGAATGAGCATCTGCTTCTGTCTCTGCAACCTTTATCTTATTCTCATCAATCTTAATAGCAAATACTCTTTCAGGTAGTGTGTTACCAATACCAATAGTAGGATCTATACCTATAGCAGTTCCACCACCACCTGCTTCGTAATGTAATGGTTCACCTGTTACATAAAAATGATTATTAACTACAAACGTATCAGCACCTAACAAAACCTCAGAAGTAGAGGATCCATCAAATTCCTTATGAAATATAGAATCTCCTTTATGTGTCAAATTAAACGAATACCTAAAGGTTTCCGTTAAAGAATTATATTGGCGATTTATAGATCCTAACTGAAATCCCATTAGCTTAGTGTTTTTACAGTATCGAAAGGTATACCATCAGGTTTAGTTATCCTGATCTGTGATGTCCGTATAATGTAGTCAATATTGTCTCTTGGAGTAAACCTAAGTAGGCAGTTTGAACCAGAGACCTGTATCTCCGTATTTAGTAGGTCACGCTTGGGGTCTGACGAACCAGTTGATACTAAACCATACCTATTCCAGTTAGCATCACCTTCAAAGGTGTTAACTGCCATATTGAATACAGACTGTTCACCATCAGTTACGTTTTCGATGTTAACAAGTAATCTCCAAGAAGTGAAATCATTGAATCCCATAGTTTCAATGGTTTCTATACTGCTAGAAGGACTTTGTGCTATCTCTGTATATGAAGTATGTAATACAGAATCACCAACCTGATACCTAGAAGTCTGAATACCTGTTGTTGAATTATTGTAAGTTTGTCCAACTCCTATAAATGACGCTAATGCTGATACAGTTGCTGAGTATCCAACATTAGATTGCCAGTCTAATAGGATTTGATTATTACCATCGATATTAATACTAAAGTCACCTAGATCAGTACCATCACTATCCATTTCTGCATAGTTAACAAAATGTGCTGTAGAACCAATACCAATAAAGGTACTTTCTACAACTTCCTTCTTACCATTACCAGATGCTGCAACTAATACCTGACCACACTTAAAGTCCATAGCATTTACGGACAATAAATTGCGACTTGTATTAGCAGGGACATTAGTAGTGTTACCTGACTTAAGAGCACCACCAAATGATGTTGCACCAACACCAGTTGCTATAGTCATTATCTCCTTATAGAAGGTAATGTCATAAGTTAATACAGAATTAAATGGACTAAATTTAACTGATACTAGATCACCTATAGTTTCTGTATAGAATGTTCCAAGATTAAATGCATCAGATAAAGTTGAATACTGGTTATTAAAAGCAACTGTATCATCAGCACTAAGTACAAACTCAATATACTGAGTCTCATTAGACTGAAGCATAGTTGATGGTGTAACAACTATTTGTGCAAAATATTTAATAGCATTAAACGAACCTAAATTTAAAGTATCAATTTCAATATTTCTCTTAATAGCAGGGTCATTATAGAACTGAGGTGATATGTCATCAATCTCAAGAACCCTGTTACCATCACACATTAATGAATTACCAAACTTAAGAGACTTAAAGACAATCTCATCAGATTTAGTCTCAGTATCATTAGTAATTTCATATACTGAATCATAGTTGTAATGGCAGTTAATATGTGCCTCATTATCAAGGAAGATAGTAGATGGTGTCTTCACTTGATCTGTCATTGTGATAGATCCAGCAACACCAGCAATAGATGGTATTAAAAGATCACTATGCTTCTTAAATCCAGAAATATGTGCCAGTGCATCAACTGGTTCATCCCAACTACTGATACCAACTCTAGACTTCAATGAATATGCAAACTGCTGGTAGTAATCACTGTTTTGTATTCTCTGGAAGTATTCATTTAACTTACCAGTATCACGTTCCCAATCAGAATTACGAATAATAGAAACACCAGTATCAAAATTACCTGTGAAGGACTGCATACCCTTAATGTATGCAGATGCTTGAGATACTTTACCTCTAATCTGATCTCCAGTATTGAAACCTACTATACTATCAACTCTAAGAACATTGGTTAAGTTTCCATCACCACGAATACAATTATTAGATGCCTTCTTAGTGTATATTTCTTCACCATTATAGAACTGTGCTTCCTTCAATTCCATACTAAAGGATGCCATATCAGTCTTCTTAACAATAGAACCATACTGTTGAGCATCATGATCACCAGGGTCTGTATCAACTTCATAGGTTACAGTTGCTTGATCCAACATACCAAATGCTGTTGAAACACCAGTTAGAGTAAAGTATTGGAAAGCATAATCCTGTGAGTTATAACCATGACCTGAAGATACACCTATATTCTCAACAAATACCTTATCACCTATAGTAAATGGTACTGGGAACTCTGTGGTAAATCCAGACTGAGGAGTTTTAAGACGTAGTGTTACATATGGTGCTGCATATGCTGCTGATACAATACCAACACCGTTACTGTTATTGACAGGGAATAGTACATTATCAGTGGATTCCATAGATCCACCATTAGCAGTAATTTCAACTTCTCCTACAGAATTACCTACTAACTCACATCTTACTGCTGCTTCAGGTTGTAATTGGTCTTGTTTAGTGTTGTATACAACTAAATCAGGTGCTATCAAATAATTCTTACCACCTGTTACGATACCAACAGTATCTAACTGGAAATTATCTCTTAATGTAATAACATCAGGAACAATTGCCTGTGGTTGCATTGTCTTATCAGTTGGATAATCATATCCATACTCTTCAATATCAACTCTTTGTAAATCACCAATTTTAATACCAAATGGTATAAGGTCAGCACCATTACCAGTATCAGATTCAACTTCTACGTTAGGTATAGAAACATAACCCTTACCTTGGTTAAGTATATCAACCTTGGCAATAGGTCCTATAGTATTTTCTGATGTAGTGGTATATGATATTGTAGAATCTGTACTATATCCAACACGTTCCTGACAGTCAAATATATTGTAAGTAAATGTGTTAGAAGTACTTGTAGATAAAGAATGTTTACCAGAGAACCTACTTGGACTAACAACAATCTTACCATATTCAGATTGGTCTACATCTACTTCAATTATCTTTGTGGGATTATTAGACTCAAATTTATAGAATAAGAAATCAGGTACATTCTCACTAAAATGAATATCTGTGTATGTTTCAAATTCTTTATTATCACCTGCAACACCAACATTGGTTATTTCAATAGCATCTAAAGCAGAACCATAGAATCTTTGTGTAAAGAATGGATCTAAGAAAAATTCAATCTTAGTATCTGTAAGAGTTGGTGAATGGGTTAAGAATCTTAATGTATCACCCTTAGTTACAGATATTCTAGGGTTATTAATACCATCAATATCTACAAATCTAGTTGCAGCACTATAACCAGCATATACAGAACTTGATGCAGCAGAAACCAAGGTTAAATCAATATCATCACCTGGTCTCATACCATGTTCTTTGTCTGTAGTAACTGTAATCTCAAATGATTGTACAGTTCCTAATCCAACTGCTCTATTAGTCTTAAGACTATGTGAATTACCAATACCAATATTACCATTGAATAGTACAGGACTTCCAGTAGGTTCAGTCTTGATACCAACGATATTATTTCCTATCTGAGAAATATAAACAATACTTGGTAGTGGTTGTTGCTGTACACCATCTGGAGAATATGTTAAAGAAGTACCAGCACCAGGACTATACTTACATTCCTCATTATTGAGGAATGAGTTGCCAGGAATGTATATACCACCAGCAGGTACAAAGAATGGTTTAGTAGTATTACCTGCTGCTACAATAGAAACATAACTTCCTATACCAACACCAGTGCTAGTAATCCCAAGAGTAGAAATACCAACAGTTAAACCAACACCAACTGAGTTAGCAGCATCAAAGTACCTAATGTAGTTTGTAGGTGTACTAAAGTTTAGTTTTCTTGGTACTTCATAAGTAAATTCTTTTTCTAATCTTTCAATCTTAGATCTATAAGTATGTGCAGCACCAGCAGTACCTAGAAGTGTTCTTTCTAATACTAACTTATTGTTCTTGAGGTCTAGATCTAGTACCTTAAATTTCTCAGCATCTATTTGTAGTATATCATCTACCCTAAACTTCTTATGTACATCATCACTTGTAGATACAGATGTAGTAAGACCAGTAGGTTGCATTTCATCCAATAGGAAGGATGAAACGTACTCTAAATCTATTTGGAATCTACCTTCAAGATCAGGAAAGTTTGTATTTGTAACATTGATATAATATCCATCATTCAAACCGTGTGGAATTGTAGTGATACCAAGGACTTTTCTACCCATTGGTATTAGTTCAACATCAAGCAATTCGTTGATAGATGATGTTACGGTAGTAATACCAACACCTTCTATTCTAGAAACTTTTGCTAAAGCACCAAATCCATTTGTACCTTCATTATCAAATACTACTCTATCCCCGACTGTGTAATCTAATCCAGACTCAAATATATCAAGTTTCTCAATACCACCTTCACTAACCTTAATAATTCTTGAGTTAGTCTCTGTTCCACGATTAGCAGGACCTGAGAACTCATATTCTTTTAGGTTATATGGAAGAGTATTCTTCAATAGACCTAATGAACCTGGGTCTATTTCCTGATTGGAGAAGAAACCATAATTGAATAATACTGGATCTGAATGATAAGTATGACCAATAACATATGGGAATACAGGAACTAGATCACCTTGAGACTCTTTAACTGTCACATGGTAAGCATAGATTCCATTTGGATACTCTGGTGTAACGGAGAATCTACCATTATGCTCATCAAGATCTCCATAATTTTCAACATAAGCATAATCTTCTACAAATGACCCTGCTGGATACTCTGTATAATCAGGTCCATTAATTCTAATTCCAAAATTCTGAAGTGCATAACTGGACTTCATTAACCTTAATCCACCAGTTCCATCTACATTATGATTTGCAATAGGACCATATATTGGGTTGCCATCATAGGCATAACCTAAAATAGGAGAATGTCCATTATTATCATCACCTAAGAATTCTCTTAATTTCTTAGGAGCATAGTAGTTAACATACTTAGAACCATAAGCACTCTTAGTTGGTGTATCAATATATCCATCATCATCACCAACCATATCATAATGTCTATCTACTTCATCAAGAGTCCATGAGTTAATATTACTGGAAAGAATACTGTTCTTACCTGGTGTTTCTGCTCTTACGAATGTAGTAGATTGTTGATAGTTACCGCCCCTGTCGATAATATCAACACCAACTAATTTTCCATTATTAACTCTTCCTCTTGCTTTAGCACCATATCCAGTTCCTTCAATAATAATATCTGGAATACTATACCAGTCCTTACCACCATCCTTAACAAAGATTTGCTCTATTCTACCATTAACAACATATGGTCTCAGCAATGCACCACTACCTTTAATAATATCAATAGGAACTCTAAAGTTATCGTTCATAACGGTAGAACCATAGTTCTTACCACCTTCTATTATGTGGACATGATCTATAGAACCACGAATAATAGGTGATGCTGATGCAGGGTCTGTAGATATACCTTGTCTACCTTTGATAGTAACTTCAATAGGAGGATATCTAAAGGTATGAATACCAGCAGTTACAGTACCAAAATCTACACCAATTTTAAAGTTATCATCATCTAATTTCTCTACAGTATAAAGACCCAAGTGATCTAGACCACTTATAGGATCGTCACATACATACTGGATCTCATCCCCATCAGCATATCCATGACTAGGGACGTAGATTACATTGGTATACTTATTAATTCTATGATCTACAGTTGGGTTTGGTACTCTTAATGTATTTTCTTTATTATAGAATCTACCACCATCTATAATTCTAACCTTATCAACTTTTAGTCTTCTTTCCCTAGTTTCAAATATATGGTATCCAATACCATTTTGTGTGATGTCTATAGTACCAATACCAGCAAGAGAATTACTCTTACTATCAGTAATGGTCATCTTAAAGTCATCATTAGGATTTGGTATAGCAAAATATGATGCTTTATCTACCAAATTACCAGGAGTTGTGCCTATACCAATTGGTGTAGTATCTTGAGTAGAATAGATTAACTCTTCACCAACATGGAATCCATGTGGAGTTTTAAAGGTAAATGTATTATCTTCTGTACTAACAACCCCACCAACAGAAGCACTATTAAAGACTGCTTCATGTGGAACTCTTTTCATCTTTGCTTCAGCGTATCCTTGACCACCGCCACCAGTGATTGATACGATAGGTGTATCTAAGTAATCGACACCTTCATTATCTACAATAACATCAACAACTTCACCACTTACATGGGCATATACAGATGCTCCTACACCACTAATATTTTCTCTTACAGACAGTCTAGGTGGATTTACGACATCATAATCTTCTCCGTTGTTTAGAACGCTTACAGAGTCTATAGCACCAAAGTATACTTTATCTGGTGACTTGTAAGATACAATTTCAACACCATTGGCAAATAAACCAATAGCACCTTCAGATGCTACAGATTTCTTACCTGTAGAAGATGGGATAGGTGGATAGGTTGGTATAGGTATTCTCTTGAATAATTTTTGCCCACCTAGAGTATGACCATATAGATTAAACGGTGTTAGTCTATGGGTTGATACACCAGCTATTACACTGAATACATCAATATACTCACCACTCCTAACATTCTCTTGTGTAGATGCTAATTTGATCTGATTGTCGTTTATCTTCTTAACATAGTAACCTTGTGCAGTATTCAGACCTACACTACTATCCCAGTCACTAATATGCTCATATACGACTAATTCACCAGTAGTGAAATTATGCTGACTTATATTAATCGTTTGTCCAGTTTGACTGTTATTAAATGTTCTTATCTTATTATCGGCATTTATTTCCCAATGTGGAATACTATTTGATGCAACGTATAAATCAGTTCCTTTTGAATAAGTATTCTGAACATCAGCAGTATATGTGTTAGTTGTCTTTAAATTTCTTCTAAAGTAATGATTTCTGGTTAAATCGAGTGTACCAGCATTAATCCGAATAACTAGGTCACTTATGATACTTGTGATCTTTGCAGCAACTGGAGTATCAGTATTAATGTCATATACAGTTATATCGTCACCAACGTATAATTGGTTCTTATTTTCCAATATTAACTCATATGTACCAGGTGACACTAATTCAATTTTAAATATCGCATATTTGGAAGGTGTATTGTAAATCCAAGCATTATAACGCAATTCGTCCTTTTCAAGACCTAAACTTCTAACATTAATCTCAGATCCGACATTTTGGTTCTGAGCAACTCCAGTAAAGTCATTTAAAACTTCTACGACTTGTAATTCGACTTTATTACTTAAATCACCTTCTTCATAAGAATATACGTTCAAACCTGAACTTACAGTCGATCCTATGCCAGCAGTGCTTGATAATCCTTTAATATCCCTAAATTGGGTATAACTCTTTGCACCATACGTTAATCTGTCTCCACCAAATTTTAAAACGCCTTCACTAGCAAATCCAACCGTAGAATCGACATTTAAGATGTCTGTACTTACAACACCGAATTCTGTGATGTAAGTCTTCTTAATTGGTTCAAAATTGCCAAGTATTGTATCTGTTGATAAAGAAACTTTGTAATAACGTTTTTTATTGATTACATACTCTTCTATATCATAAATTGCAGCAGATGACTGTATTGGGGTCGTATCTTGGAATAATGTTTCTCCAGAAATCTTACGTGGGTCTCCATTAACCAAAGTACACAAAAGAACCGTATTTCTAATGAAATCGGCATCAGAAGGTTTGAATAAGTATTTTTGTGGTTGTACTAAGTCAACATCTTCATTATAGAGAACTCTGAAGAGAATATCAAATGCTTCGGGTGTTCCTTTAGTTGAATAGAAGTCTTTTGCCTGTCTGATGAAATTTGCTTCATCCAACTCACCAAATAGTCCTCTTTCTTCAAATCCAGGTAATACTTGTATCTTTAACTTCCTTAAGAACTCTTTTAGGAAGATATTGCTTAAATTAGTAACTTGTGCTTCATTAGCATGAGTAGCAATACCAGTTGATGTAAATGTTAAAAATTCTGGTTTATTAGTAGTCTCATTCTTCTCAATAGCACTAAAACCACGAACACAACCCATAAAGGAGTTAGTTGTGATTCCTGTGTAGGTTATTATCTCATTATTAATCTTTAGAAGACCCCATTGCTCAGGCCAACCTTTAGTTGACTGAACATTGATAGTATCAGCAGCACCATTGACATATGCAGTTAAACTGGTGACTCCAACAAGATTCTCGTTAGTAATACGAGTTAATCCTTTATATTCAACTAAATTATCAGCAATGTCTACAGTACCACCTTGAAATTCTTGTGATATGTAATATTGCTTTAAAAATTCAGCAAATAATGGATTATCGGTATGTATGTGTTCAGGAATTTGGCTCTGAACAACATCATTGATTTTTACCTTGTATATTGAAGTTTCTATCATTATCGAGTTTTGCTGCCGTTTTGATAGGAAGATTGAACATCAAATCTAGTACCAGATGTATTTCTACCAGAAGAAATAACATCTTGCCTCATATAGATGTTGCTATTGGAAGTATCAAGTTGCAAATACAATTCCTGTCTTGCAAGTACATCATTAGATAATGGAACTGCCTGAACCTCAATGATATTGTTGGATTTGACAGTAGAGGTGATATTGACAGTATCTATAAGCACTTCACCCTTCTGATAATCAATAGTACCAAACTTAGTACTTAAGATCTCTATTTCATCATCTGTCTTCTTCCTAAACAAGAATAAGTTGCCTTTTGAGGTTCCTTCTATCTTAGAATCGGAGAAATGGCAAGTTCCACTGAATGTACTAACAGTAAATCCAGTAGACTTAATATTGTAAGTATCATTACCACAATAGAACTCATTTCCAAAGCACAATTCATATTGTGCAAACTGATTAGCCTTTGCAACTAAATTCCTCCTCATTCTAACCATAGTAATGTTAGAAGTGATAGAACTGTTAACATTATCAATTAGAGTCTGAATCTTAGAGTATTTGAATCTACCACCAAACTGGTTGACCTCAGATTCAACTGCATAATGAGTTAAGTTGTTATATATGGATGCTTTTAAACTATCTGGATCTCCAACAAAATTAGTATTATAATAAACGTAACTATCAATCTCAACATATAAGAATTTGAGATCTATGAATATAGGAACGATACCAGCAACGGTATAACTCCTTAAAGACTTTAATAGTTGCTTTTTAGTATAGTCGGACAGGTAACTACCGTTTCTGGGTTTTGCAGCAATGAATACCCTACCATATTGCGGTGGGTCAAGTTCTTCTCCACCATAGGCACTGACTGAGTGGATATTAGGATAGATTGAAGGAATGATTGCTTCGTAGTCAGTTGCGGTAACTGCTCTATGCTGAGAACTATACAACCTTGGTGCATAATACTTAACTGATTGCAATGACTCAATTTCATCACCATTTTCTGCCTGAGATAAAGTATCTAAGAAAGGTTCGATATTATTTAACTTAGCACCGTTATCATCCAGTACCTGACCAACAAACCTGAATACACTAGCACCATTTGCTGCTATACCTTGAGTCTTAATATAAGATGCTCTAATTATTGCACCATTTGGAACTTTCTTACCAAAGACACCATCTCCAAATAACAACTCATATCTTTCATCAGAAGTCTCTTGAATCAAGAAGATATTAGAAGTAGAAGTAACACC